AATCCCAACATTAGGTATTGCTCCTGTGTTTATTAAAGCAGGCATTACACTAGCATTAATTTCAGGATTATCTAAACTTGCTAAAATTGAACTTGAAGATATTTGTCTAGAAGATGGTCCTGATAATATTGATGAAGTTAAAATATTTTGACTATCTACAACAGGAATTTTATCTTGCGATAAAACATTTGAAACTACACCTCCAATAAGACCTGTTCCAATTTGTTTAAAAAGATTGCCGCCTTTGCTGCTACCGCCAAATGCTTTACCTAATAAAGCTGATGTTCCTGCACCAATAAGTGCAGGCAATATACCACCGCCGCCTGTCATGCCGTCCATTGCATCGTCAATATAACCTAGTGGACTTGGTTCAACATCATATCCTACACTGGCATCTGCAAAGCCAACCGGTGTGTCTTGTTTTACATTTCCGGATGTGTAATAAACTCCTTCGTATGCAACAGTCATGTGTGCTTCGTTCATATCACCGGTTGCTGATTCGACAGTGCCATGATCCCATGCTGATAGTAAAGGATTAATTAATGTATAACAAAACCACTCTCTTCTAGCAAGTTGATATATTTTAATAGATTTAAAGAACGGATTTCTTTTTCTATTGTTTAATCCATAATTAGGAACTTTTGCAAAATACTTGTCTCTTGGTTCATATGCTCCATTAGCACTATTAGGATCTCTATTCCCGTCAGCAAAATAATATTTGTAATACTCTTCAAGCATTGCTCTTACAGCACCTAAATTATCATCATGTAAAGATATTCTACAATCTTGATAATCAAGACGTGTTTGCACATTCTTTTTTCTATTATATTGCTGTTTGTTTTCTACACTTACTCTATAACTAGGCAGGTCTGCTGATTTAACAAGTATACCTAGTTCTTTTTGAAAGGAAAATGTATTAGATGTCGAAGTATTACCTACCTCGTCACTAGGCTGAAAAACTACATGATACATGTATTTTGCTTTTGGAGCAAAAGCAAAATTATTTTGTGTATAAATCTGACGTGCGTGTTCTGCATCACGAAGATGCATGTCAGATTCTAAATTAAAAAGAAATAGGTCCTTAATACTCATAATAATATTTATCCTTGCTTATTAAGTACGCATATAAAAGAAAAGCGAAGATTAAAAACCTTCGCTTTTCAAAACGCCAATCTATCCTAAACGCTATTAGCCAGTAACAGTAGTGCCGCCAGTTGCAGCAATAGTTGCTCGTGTAACAGCTTCGCCAATGCCTTCGAAGTTATCGTCTGCACCGTATTGGATAGCATTGTCATAACGTATAGTTAATGATGTAGTAACTGCATCACTTGTAGCATATGCTAGAGTGTTGTAGTTAGCTGATTCAACGTAACAGCCTACAAGCGTGAAACGATCAATTACGTTTGCACCGTCTGCGCCGTTACCACCGTCTAGAATTTCAATTCTAGTTTGGAACTTGTAAGTACCACTTGACACAGCACTTGATTGCTCGAAGAAATCGAACTGCTTTTGTAGCTGCTGACCAACAATCTTTTGTACATTGTTGTTTGCATCTTCGCGTAGTGTAAGTGTAATTGGTTCCCATGTGTGCTTACCTGCTAAGTATGTTTTACTGTTGTAAGCATCAATAGTCATCTGTTCAAATGTTAGGTTTGGACGAGTTACATCTACAACCTGACGTGAAATTTCTCTAGTACCATCTGGTCCACCTGTTGTACCAAAGTTATCTAGCAATACGCGGAAGCGATATTGTAGTTTTGGCATTAGTAGTGAACTGTTTGAGCCGCTACCTTCTGTAGGTATGCTAATGTTTTGTAATGTTGTGATTGGCATTCTATGTTCTCCTATTACAGTAGTATTTATGCATATCTGGAGTGGGTTTTACCCCACTCCATTAAGTACGCATATTATCCTAGTGCTGCAATTTCTCCTGTGTTCTTAAGTCTTAGCGGAATGTAAATAAATTCAATCGCTTTAACAGGTTCAATAGCAACATCTAAGTATAGCTCGTTACGATCTATTCTAGCCGGTGTGTTGTTTGATTCGTCACAAACAACTAGGAAGTCATAAAGTGCTCTTAGTGCTACAAGTTCTAACAATAACGCATCTGCTGCTGCTTTGATTTGATCACGTGTGATCTTATCGTTAGGCTCAAACAAATATGGTTTTGCTAGTAACTCTAGCTGTCCACGTAAGTAAACAACCAAACGTGCTACATTTACTCTGTCTAGTGCAGAAGCATTTCTTGCACGAGTCTTTTGACCAAATACAACTAGACCAGCGCCACTTAAGAATGTAATTGGGTTGATCTTATTGCTGTATAGCGTATCACGCTGTCCAGTGTTTAGTGCTACTGAAACAAACTCGCCTTCTGAATTAATGTAACCAGATGCTGTTGCGTTTGTAACACCGCCACGTCTTGTACCTGCTGGAGCAAACCAGGGGAATGCAACTTGGTCGTTTAGTATGATAGTACGTAGTGCCATATAACTTGGAGGCATAACAATGTTATTACCAAAGTTATCACTTGTAAAGCCCCAACCATAGTACATAGCCATGTACTCGTCAAAGCTAACAGCACCGTCGTCGTTATCTTCAACTGCTAGTCTAACGTTTGCTGCCCATTCATTTAATGAAGTAGCGTCTGCTGTTAATCTAGCCGGAGTATCACCTACAACAAATGCACTTAGGCGTCTGTCATAGTTTAGAGTGATCATTTCACCAATTAGTTCAGGATAACCTGGGCAAGCCATTAAGTTAAACTGACGTGATTCTTCATCACGAATATCTTGGTTACTGTTAACTAGTGCTTGTAGTGCCTGTGCTACACTCTTACGTTGTGCATGACGTCCAAAGCTACCTGATCCATCTTCTTGGTTGCCTGAATCAGTAACCCAACGATGTGGATAGTAGTCATTCATCGACAAACCACCGTAACGAATGTTATCGCCGTTTGTGTCAACGTAGTTACGCTCGAAACGCTTAACATTAAAGCCAGAACGTCTTAGATTCCATAACAGCATACCTTTTGGATATAGTGCTGGATCTGGGGCATCTGGATCTAGGTAATCACTTACTAGCATTTCGCCAATTGTTGCATCAGGTGCAACAGTTGTAGTTCCACCGCTGTCGCCTTGACGTGCATCAGCAAACAAGATACCGTTTTCAGTAGTTTGATCTGTTTTATCAACTAAGATCCAACCACTTACGCCGGTTGCTGCAATTGTAGTGTTGTACTTGTAGATTTGTGGAAAATCTTCAATGTCAGCTGTACTGATCCAAATATCACCATCTACTAAGTTACCTTTATCTGAACGATCACCGTCTACTGGTTCAGTTGCACCAACCATTGGACCTTCAGGATCTGTACCACTAAATGGACTTGCAACAGTGCTTTCACCGCTCGCACCATCATAGTTTAAGCCAACCCAAGTGTCACCGTTGTGTACTAAGATGTCAACTTCGTCAACAACTGAATTGTACCATAAACGACCTTGCGCTGTTAGACTTAATGGTTCGTCGTCTGCTGCTGTATACTCTAAAGGCATCCAGTTAGATGCAACAAACTCTTTAGGAGATGTTGCAGCGCCTGTGCCTGGTGCATAATAAAGGTTAGTTGTGTCTGCGCTAAAACCAGCTAGTGCTAATAGTCCATCAGTGTCAACTAGTTTAATTTCGCCGCCTAGTTTATGTTGAATGTTAACACGTTTTTGTGCGTCAACAAATGCAACAACATTAGTAAGTCCAGCTGCATTAATTGCGCCTGCAATTTCGTCTGCTGCGTCAGCAGTTGCAATTGGACCTGCTGATGCATCTAAACTAACACCGCCAACTGTTCTTGTTTTTTCGTTTACTCTTGATTCTTCAACAACAAAAGTGTAAGTTCCTTGTGGGATATCAGCAGCAAACTTAGTTCCTACTATTGTTGTAGGTGCTGTGCTTGCTCTTCTGTATAACTTAAAGTTACCTTTTGCATTCGCATCTTCATCAATATTCACTTTT